GGAGTCAACACCCCGAAACCCTGCGTGATTCGTGGCAGCGTCATACCGGAATATCCAGTGCGCCGAATGATCGTGTATTTGTAAATGGCTGCACCCACTGCAAGCCGGTGGGGTGGCCGTCAGAATCGAGCGGCGGCTGGCCGAGATATGCGTACGAATCGAGAAACTGGCGAGCGTGCAGGTGCTGATCATAGTAGATGGTGTGCGTGATTTCGTATATTGGATCGGTTTCGCCTCCGCCCTGCCAAACGGACCCAATGCGACGAACGCTCATACCAACATACAAAAGCGAGTATTCGGGAAACCCGAGAAACGGGTCGGTGTTCCGAACGCCGATGATACTGTTCCAAAATGCGACATTAATCTCGCCGCGATACTCATGCTGAATACTTACAGTCGCCGTCGTAATATGCAGCGAAACCGGATTCGCCGAACGCGATATCCAAGTGCCGCCGAGTACGTCCGAAACGCCATCCGTGAAGTCGGCTTCGTTTGGCAGCACACCTCGTTTCCATCCATCGACTGTTTGTATTTGTGGCGATACTGATATATTCGAGAACGAATCGCCAGCCCACTCCGGAACGAGATCTTTGTACTCAACCGAAACAACGACTGCCGTCTGATCGTGGTGGAAATCAGCCGAGACCCTAGTAGCCGGCCAGCCGAGGGTTGGGTGAGACGTTCCGAAAAGCGGAACCCCATCGGCGCCGGTTGCGGTTTCGAGCGTCAGATCAGCGCCGTCGTTCATGACAATAAAGTCGCGAACAATGCTTGCAGATTCCCACGTCTGGAGAAGCCCACGCGACATTTGCTCCTGAACTGATACGGTCATGGCTGAGGCCCCAGGAGTCGGATGTTTCTGTTCATGTTTGTTGTTTGCTGTGCAATGACCTGCGTGTTTTGGGTTTGCTGCTGCGCCTGCTGAAGCATTGCCTTTTGTGTGCTGGCTTGTGGTGTAAACTTAAACTGACCCACCGCGGTACCAATGCTTCCGGGCTGCTGTTGCTTTGCTGTTTGCGTTGCATCAAGCTGCGTCTTGTACTTCTTGGAAGCACGCAAGAAAAACTCCTCCGTAAGTACGCCCTCGGCTCGCAGCTCTCGGAGTTTTTTCATCTGCTCATCGAACATCTCGCCGGGAGTTTGCACAAACCTCACAACGGCATCTGCCTGGCCTTGTAACACTCGCCGATAGTCGCGCCACGCGGTCGCTCCCTTTTTCATCGTGTCATCAGCCGGTGGACCCATTTGCGGCACATTTTGGCCGAAGTGCGTCTGTAATAAATCGGTCAACGGGTTAAACGATGGCGATTGCTTTGACTGTTTTCGAGCGGCGGCGCGACCGGCGTCAATCTGCCGCTGTAATTCGCGAAGCCGCTTCTGGTATTTGCGGATCTGGCTTTCCGTTGATTCGATGATTGACTCTTGCTTCTCGCGCGTTCCGGCTGGCGCATGAGCATAGCCGCTCTTGATAGCCCGCTCATATCTATGTTGTTGCTTTATTAAAAGCGACATTTGCGCGTGCATCGCTTTTCGGGTTGCTTGAATCTCATCCTGTTTCGATAGGTCTGGGCGCTGAAGTTTGGAACCGAGCGACGAAGCCGTTCTATCTGCTTTGCCCTGGAGTTCTTTTAGATTTCCGCCGACGTTTCTGATTTCCTCAGCCAGACTAACGACTTTCATGGTCAGCCCCGTGGTTACAGCCGTAACCGCGATAAGGCCGCCGATAAACGGACCAGTCGCGGCGAAAATCGTAGCGGCAACCCCTGCAGCCTTGAACGCCGTACCAAGTGCGTATACGCCCACCGCAGCCAATGCAAGCTTTGGAAGCAAGGTCACGATACTGCGAATCACTTCGCCGTTTTGACGCACCCACCGCTCGAGCTGTTGTGCGATTCTTTGTATCTGCTTGAGCAGGTCGCCCGATTCTCCAGAAATCGCCTCGCCAATCGCACGCCCCAGCGAGACGATTGCCTGTTTTGCCTTATCAAACTGCATTGCCATATTGTCGGTGGCGATCTTGAAAGCGCGATTCGTTGCGCCGAGCCGATTGTTCATCGCTTCCACATCGTCGGCAAAACCGCCGACATCACCGGCAACCTTAATGACGCCCTTGAGCGCACGGATATTCGGGAATATCTCGGCAAGTTCGTCGAGGTTCACGCCTTCAAGCTTGCGCATTGCACCCAACAAGCCCTTAGACTGCAGCGTTGCCGCGCTCATGTTCAGCTCGAGTTTTTTCGCTGCCGCTTCCGCGTTATCCGTGGTTTTTGCGAATGCTGAAATTACAGCATTTACGGCAGTAATCGCGACATCGGTTTTTACGCCGTTCCGAGTCAGCACCGCAAGCGTCGCGGCAAGTTCCTCCTGTGATACACCCGCTGAGGCGGCGAGGCTCGCAGTGTTGCCGATTGCCGGCGCCAGTTCCGCGAAAGTCGTTTTGCCCCGCTTCACAATCGAGAACAGCAGATCGGACACACTGGCGGCGTCGCTCGCGGCAAGACCGTAACTGTTCAGAACGGTCGTGATTGCGTCCGCAGCCGTCTTCGTGTCGGTCATGCCGGCTTTCGCAGCACGTACCGAAACTTCGAGCGTCTTGAGTGCCTTATCCGGCGCGATTGATGCTGATAGGATGTCGTACAAACCGCCAGCCAAGGCGTCCGTTGATTCGCCAAACTCGACCGACATGCGCGAAACCGCACCCGTAAACCTTCGCATGTGCCGCTCGGGTTCGTCGAGCATCGTTGCAACGTTCGACATTGACTTCTCGAACGATGCGAACGCTTTAACGCTTGCAAGAATCGGAACAGCCGCCGAGGCTCCGAACATAGCCATCCGGCGGCTGAGGCCCTGCAACTGCTTTCCGGTTCGTTCCGCCGAGCGACGGAAACGATTTAGTTTCTTTTGGCTATACGCAAGCCCAGAAACCAGCCCTCTCGCGTTTGCGTGAATGTTGACAAACAGATCGCCGATGGTACCCATCTACATCTTCCCCCGAGACAACTGAACAAGGGTTTGCATTTGCTTTCTCATGCTATCCTCGCTCTGTTGCTTCTCTGGTACGTCCCCATTGAATGGCAGGAAGTCTTCGATTGTAAAAGGCTTTCCGCCCTTGCTGCGGTTGATATTTGCAAGCGTTGAAGCGATAACGCCGGCCTGGATGTCGCCGCGAATCGGCCCATGCGGGTCGATGAACTCGAGCGCCATATACTCGGCGAGCGTGCGACTATCGACGCGCTGCAACATCTCATCGACCGGAATCCCCAGCTGTAGCGACAAGCGAAGATAGAAAAGCCTCGCTGGTCGCTTCTTCAGTTTCCCGCGATTGTCTCAACATCATCCACCCCGAAGGCGTTGTGCCTCAACGCTGAAGTGAACACGCGGTCGAGTGCGGCGGCGCTTTTTTCTCCAAGCGCCGCAACATCCTTGTCGGTAAAAAGCCTTTTCCCGTTTTCATCCCGGCAGGCGAGCGAAACCATGCGTGCGCGTATGTTCTGCATCTTGCCATTGCTCATAGCACTCTCGAACGCATCGCGCTGAGAGCCAGTGATCGTACCGACCAGCACGTCGCCGCCCCATTCGGGGACAGCGACGCGCGTGGTTTCGGTATCGGTCGCGCCTAAGATTGCGTCTCTTGAAAGCATGTTTACCATCAGGAGTCGGCGGCTTGTGTGATTTCGTCGGTGACTTTGACGGATACGGAAGCGGTAACCACCGAATCCAGCGAGCCAGTAATCTCGAACGAAGTCACGAGCCCTTGAAAAGTAAAGCTCGAATCCGAGAACGTCAAAACGCACGCCTGCTCGGCGGAGGTTCCGGCTCCGTCGAAATCGTCGAGAATCGCAGCCTGCCCCGTATCGTCGAAATCATACTGCACATCCGCAGACAGTTCCGCTTCGTATAGTTTCGCGCCTAAAAAAGCCTTTCCGCCAGCCGTGTCCAGGTTCGATACCTCGATCGTATCTCGCGTGTGGCTTATGCTCAGGCTGGTCACCTGACCCACCGTACCCCCGATGCTGAGCGTTGCACCTTCGCTTTGTACCAATGCCATTTTTAATCCCCCTCGCGATCATGTCGCGTAATAAAATCTAACGTTTACACTCACCGCCGCCGGCGGTTTGCCACTCCCGTCGAGTGGACGAAGTTCAATATCATCGCTGCTCTTGTGCAGCACACGCTCAACCGTCATCGTGTCCGCGTCGGCTGGCGTCACGTCCCCCGTGAAGTGTGCGAGTGCGGATCGCACTTTCTCAGCGAGATCCTTCGCGGTGCCATACCCATCGGCCAAACACAAAACCTCGAGGTCGGCAACCACCCCGCCTCGCCCCGCGAGGTGTGCTATCGGCGCGGACGAATCGAGTCGGTAGACAATCGCTGGCAAGTCCTCACCCTGAGGCACATCATGCGGAAACACGCGAGACGAAACAGCGGTAGCGACATCGGTGTCGTCCAACAAGATCGCTCGCAGCACTTGCTCAACAAAGACGCTCATCTGCTCACCTTGTCAATCGCGACGCGGAGAGCCTTCACAAACTCGGAACGCACGGCCATTTTTTTCCCCTTCACCGCCTTCGCCATGAATGGGTTCGCTGGCATGCGTCCGAACGACTGACCCCGAACCGTGACAAAGGTGCGACCACCATACGACCTCACCCAAGTATGATCGGCAACACGGGTTTTCGTTCCATAATGGACCAAGTGTGCGTGCGCCGCCGCCTTCGCGCCTTTTTTCCGCGTGAAGACGCTGCCAACAATCACAGCATTCTCGCCCTGTTTGAACTTCACACGCTTAGCGATTGAGTCAGCCAGCCGGCCAGAATGATCCGGCGCGAACCGCCGCGCGCGGTCGAAGATAATGTCGGCGGAAGCGTTCATTGCTTTCCGGATCGTTTTTTGCCGTACTTCAACAGACAATTTCTCGAGCTTCGCGTCGAGTTTCTTGAGACCTGTAACAGAAACGGCGCCCGCTGCACTCATCACGAAACCTCCGTGCATAGAAGCTCAAGCGTGGCATTCTGCTCGTTTGGGTTGATAACCGAAAGAATGTTTAGCGTTCGGCTTCCGAACGTCACACGCTCCGAGGTTGTCACGTCGTCGCGATACCGCACCAAAACCCGATGTGTCGTGAAGGTCTTCGTCTGTTCGTTCTCAACGCGCTCGCGGCTGCTTGTCGGCTCGACCGCTGCCCATACCGTCGCGACGGTAGACCACGACTGCGCAACCTCGCCAAACGCCGACGCGGTGCCACCCGGGGTTTCAATCGTCACGCGATGCCGAAGCCGTCCTGCTCTCATGCAATCTCCGGAACTTTACACTGGTTAATCAGTGCCTCAATCGCATACGGCAGGTCGGTCGGATTGCCGCCAAAGGCAACCGCCTCTCGATTCTCGAACCAGTGCGCGACTAGCTGTAAAGTCGCAAGCTTCGCGGCGTCTGGCACATCATCCGACGAGGCTTCGCCAGATACATACGTGACAGTGGCGGCGGCGGGTCGGACATCCAAGTTCGGCCACGCCTCCCCGTCATCCAAGACAATGCGCCCCGGCTCGCTTGCTGTATCAACGTGGTATTTCCCACTGCTGAAGGTTTGGCTACTGCCGTTTTCATCGTAATACGTTACACCTGTAACGCTTGATAGCGGCGACATTCGCAGCGCGATCGCGTTGCCGCTCGGCCATTTGTCGAGCGTCAACGCGAACGTGGCCTGCATCAACTGACGGTTGGCCCGAGTTTCAACGTGAGAGCGAGCCGCCGCCAGGAGCAGCGTCAGCTCGTCGTCGCTGTCGGTGTCGTCAACCCGGAGGTGGTTTTTCACCTCGGTTAGCGTGAGAGGCTCACTGGTTGGCGCGATCGTTTGTTGCAAGCCGTTCGGCATCGCTCGCCCTTTTGTGTCGTTGTTTCCGTTTGTGGTGTGAAAGCGGTCGAATAAAAGAAGCCGTCTCAATCAGTTCGCGTTCTGGTTCGGCACGTTGGCATTGAACGAGCTGCTGCGCTTCACCTTTGGGAAGCGCAATCACGGCACCGCGCTCCACCGTTCCGCGTGTTGTTTCGCATGTCTCGAGTATTCTCACCAGCACAGGCAACCCCCCGCGGCGGTTGTGGTGGGCGAGCCGAAGCCCGCCCACCACGAAAGCCGAATCAAGATCAAGCCATCGTCAAGACGGCACAGGCGGCGTCTTGGCCGAGCCTGGCATCGAATCTTTTGTAACCTCGGAAACCAATCTGCCCCGTGTTCGCGTACAACTCGTCGAGCCGCTGAACCGCAATGCTTCCACGATCTACGATCGTGAAGTAGTCGAAGTTGCAGAACGCGACGGTTTTGTTGCCTGTTGCCAACTCGTCGACATTGCTGTTGAGGTAAACAGGACGGCCGAGCAGCGTATCAGGCTGATCGGCTGCCAATCCAGGCTGCCAAAGATACTGATTGGTAGTATCTTTCAGCTGACGAATTGCCTTCGCTGTCGAATCGTGCATGACCCACGCGCACTTTGTGCCAACCCGGTACTCGGGCGCCACGGCGTGATATAGGTCCATCAGCTCATCAGTGGTCACGGCAGCCTCCGCAGCAGCAGTTACGCTACCAGTACCGGATTCGACGAAGATGCCGGTTGGTTGTCCAGTTCCTGTACCGATTAGGCAGTATTGGTCCTCGCCCAGCGCGAATGAACGTCCGAACGAACGCGCGAGCGTTGCCTGCACGTCATACGATGCGTCATACAGCAGCTCTTCAGAAACTAGAACATTTCCGCCGAGCTTGTACGATCCGAGCGTGATCTGTGACCACGCCGGGTCGGTCGTGCCACTGGAAAAGCTGCCCTCTTCCGCGATGATCGACGCGACCATTTTGGTCGATTCAACCGGAATCTTGGTATCGCTGCTCGCGCTGATGACGTTGGACAAACCGCGTACGAAACTCATCTCGTCGGCTTTTTCAATGATGGCCGCTGCCATCGTATCATCAACAATGTTCCCGCCTTCGGTGGCCGCGCCAACTTCAAGAGCGCGAAGCTCTGAGCGATCGCCTGAGCGGAGCCAGTGATTAAACGCGGCGCGGTACTCTGGCTGAGCAGTCGCGGCAAGTTCGGTGGCGGCTCGCTCGGTGACTGGTTCAGTTACCGTGCGACGTTGAAAAGAACGCATCTCGGCCTCGGCGGCTGCGACCTGCTCTTCGCGATCGATTGTTCGCTTGAGCGCATCGGCATCCGTAAACACGCGATCAATCTGTTCTTGCTCTTCAGACGTGAGCGAACGGCCTTCGGCCTCTGCTCCGTCTACGATTCCGCGTGCGGTGGCGATTAGACCAGCCCGCTGTTCGCGGCGGATGTTTGTATCCATTTTTTTTGTACCCCTAGAACGCCGGCACGCATATCTCGCGGCCGGCAACCTTGAAAAGATCACCCAAACCCAGACATGCGCGAAACGTGCATCTGCACGCGCGTCGCAGCCGATCCCCCGGGTGTCGCAGTCGCGTCGGCGCCGCGTTCCCCCGTCGGGCGAGTAACTTATACCATGCAAAAGAGAAAACACCGACCTTTTCCCACTGGATCAATCGTCCACTGCGAGCAGATCGAGCCTCGCACGCAAAACGCCAAAGTCCGGCGCCGGTGGAATCTCGTCCATATCAACAACCGCGTCGGCCTCAATCTCGACCTGTGGCCCGCTCCGATCAGACAAGCCGATTTCAGTCGCGCGGTACGCGGGGTCTGCTACGATCGACGTCTCGACCAAATCGACACGGGTGAGCGTTCGCAATTCTTCACCTTCGATTTTTTGCCACGTTTCCTCCAGAACGCGAAACCCGATCGACATCTGAGAAAGCAGCCCGGTTCGCACGTTCTCTACCAGGTCGCGCCCCTCGCTCGAGTCGTTTGGCTCGATCCGAACCCAAAGGCCATGCGCGTCTTCGCCAACCTGAAGCGAACCGTTTTCGGTCCTTGCCACAATTCTCGAAGCGTCATGCTCAACCAGCGCCTTGATATCGTTCCCCGATTCGAGTGAGCGAGCGAAGGCGCCAGCCGATACGACCTCCCGAAAGCCGAGCCACTCGCTCGGAGAATTAAAAACCGAAGCATACCCGCGAAGAACAAACCCGCTGCTGCCTCGCAACTCTTCACGCTGTACATCAAATGTACGAAACTCGACGCGCGCCGTCGTGGCTTCGTGCCGTACTTGTCTGATCTCACTCACAAAACACCCCCATAAATCTTTGTGTTAGCTCTTCGACGGTTTCGTCTGTTTCATTCGCGCACACGGCGCGGATTTCCTCGGCCGCTTCGGCGGCTGTTTCGCTTTCTTCAACGTACCGGAACACGCTTTGCCGGCTCCCGGAGGCGTATGCGTCGCACAGGCTGGCGATCGAGCCAGCGTCGGCGCCGACCGCCTCGGCGAGCGGTAAGATTGCCGCTCGCAATTTCCCAGCCAACTGCTCGTAATGCTCCGAAGCCCACTGCAAGAAAATAACCCCATCAGCATCATCTCGGTCGAGGTGCTTGGCAACCCGTCGCATGATGGCGTTTCGCTCAACACGTAGAACGCGCCCCACCGCATCGCGAACCGCTGGCTGGAGGTCGATCGCCGAAAGCTGCGCCCGACTGTCGTCGCCGCCCGATCCAAGCGGCGCGAAATTGAGCGGCTGCAAGTAGCCGTCGCCCTCGGCGCCGATCGGGTTCAGGTTCTCCATCGCGCGGATTTCGTTCACGCTCAAGAATCCAGCCTCGCGACCGACGCGGTACGCATCAAATCGAGACTGCGTATCGCCGCGAAGCATCGCGGAGATGTTGAACTCGGCGAAGAACCTGCCATCGCGGAATATCTTCCGCCTGATTTCCTGCTCCCATTTCACAAGCCACGGACGAAGCGTGTCTTGGTAGAAAGCAAGCATTGCATGTTCGAAGTTTGAATACGTCGCGCGACTCATGTCCTGCAAGTGCATCGGTGACACGCGGTAGATTCGGGCGATTTCCTCAATCTGAAACTTCCTAGTCTGCAAAAACTGCGCATCCTCTGGCGGGATACCGATGTTCGTCCAATTCATACCCTCTTCGACAATCACTACGCGGCCGGTAGCCTTTGGTCCGCGGTGCATACTTTCCCACGATTCACGCAAGCGCTGCGTGGCTTCGGGCGTTAAATGCCCCGGGTGGCTGAGGACGCCGCTTGGCCGAGCGGCATTGCCGAAGAACGACGCGCCGAACTCTTCGGCGGCTTTGCCCAAGCCGATCGCCGTGCGAGCCAGGTGAATAGGGGAGTAGCCCTGAAGACCGTCGGATCCCAGGCCAGCAATGTGCAAAACATCCGAGTAGGGCAGCGCGACGGCGCGGCTGCCGTTCTCATAGAAATACACAAGCTGGCCCTCGATTCGCTGGATACGAATCTTCTGTGGCGGAATTGGATATATCTCGCGCACTTCGCCGCGACCATCGCGTACCAGTTCGGCGTAGGCGTTGCCCCAGCTCAGAACGTGTCCCATCATTGTCTCAAAGAATGAAAACGCCGATTGTTCCGGCGACGGGGAATCGTGCAACAGTGCGTAGTATGGGTGCGAGTATGCTCGCCGCTTGCCGTTCTCGGCTCGCTCGTATACCAAACAAGGCAAAGAGGCAACCGATTCCGCCAGCACGCGAATCGCCGCGTATACCGCTGAAAAGGTAAACGCTGTTTCATTCGTAACTTTAACGCCGCCAATCTTCGCAGCCGTGGGCGTGTTCATCGCACTCTCGGCCGCTCGAATGTTTGCGCGGCCCTCAGCCGTCGCCGTCCCCCCGGAATCGTTCATAAGCTCATCAGTCCCCGTTCGTGATAGACGGACTTGCCGCCGGTTTCGTCTGCTTGCAGCCGGGCTAATGCCATGATCGTCGCGACGATGCCATCGATCTTCTCGCTGCTCTTGCTCTTGCTTGGTTTGCGGTTATCAGCGGCGTCGCGCTCTACCGTCGTGTTCGCGGCCATCCAACGCAGAACTGCGTTTTCGCCGTGTTGGAGCTTCTCCGCTAAAACAAGCGCCTCGAGTTCCTTTGTCGGCGCCGCCATCGAACGCATACCCTGGCCGAAAAACGCAACATTGAACCCGTCCTGCCCGAGCTGCACAACCAACTGCGTCGCGTTCCAACGGTCCACTGCGATTTCGCGGATGTTGTACACCTGTCCCAATTCGTTAATCCGCTTCCGGATGTACTCGTAGTCTGTCACCGTGCCGGGCGTCGATTCGATCAGCCCACGCTCGATCCACTCCGGATATGGAATGCGATCCTGCTGCAATCGCCGCGAGGCGTTGCCCTGTGGAATCCAGAAGTACGGTAAAACCGCATAGTGGTCTTCCATATCGAACACCAGAACCAGCGCGGTGATGTCCGTCGTACTCGCGAGATCGAGTCCGGCATAGCACGGTCGGCCCTTGAGGGCTTCCGTGTCAAACACGCCGCCGCACGCATCCCACTTCTCCATATCGAAGTACCGCGTACTTGATTCTGTCCATTGATTACAGTGCAACTGGCGGAACGCTTGCACCCGCCCGGGAGACTCCTCTGCTTGCTTGCACTGCTTCCGCAGGTAGTCAAGGGTAATTGTTTCCCCGAGGGATGGGTTCGCCTTTCCCCAGTGCGCTTCGTCGCGCCAATCATCCTCATCATCGAGTCCGCACGGCATCGCGAACCATGTGTCGTCTTCGATGATTCCCTCGAGGACGCGGCGGCTGTAGTCTTCGACCTCCCAGCAAATCGAGGCGCGATCGTGGCCGGCGGTCGTAATGGCGAACATTAGCGGCTGCGCGCGAGCGCCTGTAGCAGTCGCAAGAACATCCCAAACGCGGCGCGTGCGGTGGGCGTGCAGTTCGTCAACAAGAACGCCGTGCGGGTTGAGGCCATCAAGTTTGTCAGCCTCTGCACTGAGCGGCTCGAACTTGCTGAACGTCGATTCGATCGAGAGA